CCTTGAAGCTGGTCGGGTTGGGTACATCGACGAAGTCATAGATGGCGATGACGTTGCCGGTGCCTTGCGGTGTGACGGTGATCGAGCTCACGTCGACGAACGCCTGGGTGAACGTGACCACGGTGCCGCCGCTGTCGGTGCTGACCGCATTGCCCATGCCCTGGTCGGTCTTGAGCTTGTTGGCCAACTTGATGTTGAGCGCGCCGACCCGGGCCAGGTTGGCGCCGGCCGTGGCGGTGAGCGTGAGGGTCACGCGCAGGTACCTGAACGACTGCGGCACAAAGCCGTTGGCACCGGCGGGCAGCGCGGTCCAGGAGTCGCCCACATTTAGCTTCCAGTCGATCTGGACGTCCAGCGTGACCGCGCCCTGCAGCACGGTGAGCCCGGGCGTGACGGTGACCATGGTGGCGCCGATGGTGCCGCCGTAGTCGATGGTCTCCTGGTAGGTGCCGCTGGTGGCGCTGGGGTTGGCGTAGACCGGGTAGCCGGCATTGATCTGGTCCTGGATGGAGGTCCAGGACCGGCCGGAGAAGTGCGCGGCCCAGGTCTCGGGCGTCACCGGGCCGAGGAGCGTGCCGCCCTCGAGGTAGGTGTTGGTGAGCGTGCCGGTGAAGGTGCTGTCGAAGTTGTTGCGCAGCACATAGTCCGGCGGCTGGTTGATGGTGGCCACCAGGGAGGCCGCCGGGCCCAGGTTGCCCGCGGTGTCGTACGCCGCGATCCAGTAGGTGTAGGTGCCTGCCACCTGCTCAAAGATGGTGGTGAAGGTGCTGTTGCCGTTGGAGCCGAACGACACGCCGGCCGCCCAGCTGGCGCCCTTGCGCACCTCGTAGTGGTCGACAGGCAGCGTGCCGGTGAGCGGCGGGGCCCAGTAGAGCAGCGCGTTGTTGTCGACCACGTCGGCCCGGGTGCCCGTGACTGCGCCAGGCGCGGCGATGGTGATGTCCACCGAGGCCGGCGTGCCCACGTTGCCGGCCACGTCGACGGCGGCCACCCAGAAGGTGCGAGCGCCACCGAAGGTGACCTTTTCGCGCCGAGAGTTGGTGAAGGCGCGGTCGATGCGCGTGCCCGTGTCCCAAGTGGCGCCGTAGCGCAGCTCGTAGTAGTCGATCGAGTAGGCGGCGTCGACGGCGTCCCAGGCCAGCACCAGGTCAGGGCCGGAGATGGAGGCCACCAGGTTGCTGGGCGCCGGGATGGCGATGGTGATGCTGTCGCTGGCGGCGTTGTCCGAGGGGCTGCCGTAGTTGTCAACGGCCTTGACCCAGAAGGTGTAGGTGCCTTGCACCCGCACCGGGATGGAGTAGTTGGTGCCGTTGAGCGCCGTGAGGAAGGTGGCCGTCTCCCACGAGGCGCCGCCCTCGCGCAGCTCGTAGTGGTGCAGGTCGGGGTCGTTGATGGGGACCCACTGCAGGCGGATGTTGAACTTGTCCGCGGTGACATCGAAGCCGGTCACGTCATCCGGGGCCAGCTTGAGCATCTGGCCCGTGATGGTGTAGGTGTACTCGGGCACGTCGGCCAGGCCCTGCTCGCCCCCGCCGTAGACGTTGAAGCTGGTGAACTTGAAGAAGATGGTGGAGCCCACCAGCGACGGGTCCAGCGGGCCGCTGCTGGCCAGCGCGTCATCAACGCGCACGAACTGCGCGCCGGCCGCATGCGCGCTGACCGGCGACTTGAAGGCGCCGCGCTTGGCGGCCGTCAGGGTGTAGGCGTTTGAGCCAGTGAGCGTGGCGGTGGTGTGCGCAAAGTACTCGCCCACGCCGGCCTGGCCGACCCAGCACAGCGTTTGCAGGGCATTGGCCTCGTCGGCGGTGCCAGAGAGCATCTGGCCGCCCTGGCCGATGAGCGTGACCGGGCAGGCCGCATCCACGCCGGCGCCCATGGCCGCGGAGAGCGTGCCGTAGCGCGCGCCGCCCACCACGGTGCCCACGCGCTTGTAGCTGTCACCATCCAGCGAGGCCCAGACAGCGCAGCCGCCCCAGTCGGTGGTGGCGCCGCTGACGGCGGCCAGGACCTCAAGGCCGGTGGTGCTGGCGTCGACCTGCGACTCGAAGAAGACCGGCGTGGTGACGCTGCCCGGGTCGGCGTTGTAGTCGTGCGAGAAGCCGCTGCCCTGCTCCTGGTCGTAGTAGGTGGCGCTGGCCACGCCGAGGGGCCAATCCTCGGCCACGAACTCGCGCGGGCCGTTGGCGGGCTCGGTGACCTCGATGATGCGCACGGTGGTGCGCGAGAGGCCCAGGCCCTCGTCGGTGAGCGTGACCAGGTCCATGGGCTCCAGGCGGCAGTAGCGCCAACCCAGGCGGAAGCGGTAGGTGTTGCGGATGTAGAGGTGACGCTGCAGCAGCAGCTGGGCCACCGCGCGGGCGACCGCCGGCGAGGTGATGCTGTGCATTTGCACGGCGTCGGCCGCGCGCTCGCCGTACAGCTCGATCGCGCGCAGGTCCGAGGCCTCGACCGTCTCGATGTTGTAGCCGTTGGACCGATTGACGAACTCGATGGTCACCCGGTTGTAGGCGTCAGCGGGGCTGCGGCGCTCCATGCGCACCGGGTCTTCATTGCCGGAGCGGATGAAGTCGTCGTCGGCCAGGTCGTACTGCGGGGTGGTGTCGGGCGTGAAGGAGGCACCGTTGCCGCTGGCGGGTGCGTCACCGTAGGGAATCATGCGCAGCAGGCCGCCAGACCACACGGGGGCGCTGTTGGTCATGCGCGCCCACTCGGCCAGCCACTCGCGCGCCTCGCGCTGCTCGGTCAGGGCGGGCGAGGCGAACAGGCCCAGGGCGCGAACGTAGTCGGAGTACCAGGTCAGGTCGCCGATGCGCGAGGCGGGGAAAGCGGCGCCGTAGCGATCAGAGGGCAGCAAGTCTGAGATCACGTCAGCCAGGTTGGCGTCGGGGATGGTGTCGCTGTAGGGCAGCTTGCCGTCGACCTCGAAGGTGTGGTTGTGGACCTCGGCGTTGTCGGAGAGCTGGTAGGTCGCGCCGTACAGGTAGGCCAGGCCCGAGTAGTTGAGCGCCTGGGTTGGGTGGTTGGTGCTGAGATAGCCCCAGACGCCCTGGGTGTCCTGCCCAACGGCCAGCGACAGGCCGAGCTGGTCCAGGACGGTCTGCCCGGGCTTGTCGCTGTACTGCTCTTTGCCGCGCCAGGCCGAGACCACGCGGGGGATGGAGCCCTCACCCAGGGCCAGCATGACCGCGGCCTGGTAGGTGTAGGTGGTGTTGGTCTGCTTGACGCCGCCGCCGCCCTTGCCTCCCTGCTGCTGGGTCTCGACGTGGGGAATGGCCTTGAAGTCGCCGTACCACAGCATGTTGCCGCTGATGCGGTTGCGGCCGTACACCAGGGCCCGCGCCACACCAAAGCTGGACTGCTGGATGCGCAGCGCGCCGATGCGCGGCGCCTCGGTGGAGATGGTGCTGGATCCACCCACGGTCAGGCCTCCTGCCAGAGCGAGTAGAACTGCACCGGCCGCGTGGCCAGTGCCTCCTCGGCCATGCTGGCCTCGACCACACCCACGCCGCGGTAGCTGTGGATGAGCTCGCCGGCCTGGCCGACGACGATGGCCGCGTGGCTGAAGGCGCGGCCAAAGCGCCAGATGGCCACGTCACCCGGTGCAGGCGCCTGCACCGGCCGGCCATACTGGGCCAGCCAGCCGAGGTAGCGCTCGGCGCTGCGGTTGAGCGCCCAGTCCATGGGGTAGGGGCGCGGGTCGATCGCGGGGATGACGCCGCAGGCGTTGAACACGCGCACCAGGATCATGGCGCAGTCGACGCCCACGCCTTTGACGTCGCCCTGGTGGTGGTACGGCGTGCCCAGCCAGGTGCGGGCCTCGGCCACGACAGCGGCGCGCTGCAGGGACTCTTGCGGGCTCACGTGATGGTCTCCGGTGCGGGGATGTACGGTGTGCCACCGAAGCGGCCGATGTTGGCAAAGCGGCCCTGGCAGGTGGCCTGCGTCTTGTCGCAACCCGGGTACACGCTGAAGGTGTCGCCCACCACCGGGTCATAGGGCAGCGGCAGGATGAAGGTGAACTCGCCGCTGGCGTAGCGCTTGACGGTGCGCGAGATGCCGGCGTTGGCACCGCTGTTGAACACCAGCGTGCCCAGGTTGAAGTAGCCGTCGGCCTGGGCCAGTGCGCTGTCGACCACACTGCGGCTGATGGCTGCCGTGACGGTGCCCGCCACTGTCTTGGCGGCCTTGCTGACGCCACACCCAGGGCTGTAGAGGGTGCGGTGGCACCCGGGCGCATAGGTGTTGCGCGGCAGCTTGGTGTTGAGCAGCTCCAGCCAGCTGGCCACGGTGACGGCAAGCCTGAAGCGCGAGCCCTGCACCTTGGACACTCGACCCGAGAACAGCTGCACCGTGCCAGCCGGCTTGCCCAGGACGTAGTCCACCGTGGAGAAGAAGGCCCGCTCGACGATGCACTCTGCGCCGTCCAGCGCGCCGGCGATGGCCGATGCAATGAACGGCACGCCGGCCAGCAGCACGGAGCGATCGGCGCAATTGAAGGTGAGGCTCAGGGTGTCGGGCTCCAGGCCGACGCCGGCGCGGATTTCGCCGCGCTGCCACAAGGGGCCGTCGATCTCGAAGGTGTTGCCGCCCCACAGCACGCGCACGTCACCAGCGGTGTAGCGCAGGGTGGCGCCGCCGACCAGGTTGATGGTGAGCAGCTCGGCCATGCGGAACTGGCGGGTGGTGTTGAGGAGCTGCTCCAGCTCGGGGGTGACTGGCTTCATGCGTCACTTCTCGGTGATGAACTCGACCTTCTTGGCTGAGTACAGGTCGCGCATGAACTCGTCGACCGCCAGCTCGTCATGGGTGAAGCGGCAGCGGTAGTAGAACGAGCCCGACCACGACAGCGTGGCGCCCGCCGGCGGCGCTGTTTGCATGGACAGGTAGCCCAGCGTGCCCATGGTGAAGTCGGCAGGCACGGTCAGGGGACCGCCGGTGGTGTTCTTGATGTAGTCGGTGGGCTCCTCGGGGGCGTCTTCGTCCAGGACCTCGATCTGCATGCCGTCCATGTAGGCGCCGCTGGTGCCGTCACCCACGTAGGTGTTTGAGCCCAGGGCCTGCAGCAGGTTGAAGCTGACCGAGCCTGCGGTGGCGTCGGTGGGCCTGCACACAATCCACAGGCGGAACCAGCCGCCGGCCAGGGCGCGCAGGCCCCAGGACAGCACGGACCCGCTGCCGCGCTTGGTGCCGGTCATGGCGGAGACATCGAAGTCAACGGCGGCAGTGCCTGTCCAGGCGGCGCTGAGCG